GCTATGAGCTAGGAAATATCAAGAGCCATGCAAGGGATTTATATGAGAGTCTTGTATGGTTGCAGTGTATGGCAGAGGAGGCAGGAAAATGAAACCTAAAAAATATCCGTATTCAGGAACTAATAAAGAGAAACCAATCAAAGAAGATAATCTAGAGCTTGTAGTATTTCCTAATATTTCATTAAGAAAAGACTTACTAAAACACATTTACTCAGTTGTTAAACAACATGACAATACTACAATCATTTATTTCAGACTCCCAAAAATTTTCGGATTGGACTATGAAGAACAAAGAGCTAAAGTAAATCTAAGCTATGATAAAACTATAAAAATTTTGAATAATGTAAACTAAAAGAGAGGTAGAGAGTGAGCAAAGCTAAAGAACTCTTGACAGAGTTACAGAGCTTGGACATGGACATCCAAAGCCGTATAGATGAAATCAATGAGCTTGAGGCTGGCCTACTATCAAGCCCTAAGTGGACTGATGTAAAAGTCCAAAGTGGTCAAGTTAGAAAGATTGATGATGTATATGCTCAACTTATTACTATGAAACAAGAGATAGAGCGTGATGTTAAAGAAATCATAGACAGAAAGCTAGAACTGAGCAGGCTAATCAATAAGCTATCAAATCCAAAGTATAGGACAGTATTAAGGATGACATACATCAATAAGATGTATGTAGATGACATCTGTGACAAGATGGAAATCAGTAGGACTACATTCTATACATGGAGAGGCTTAGCTATTAGTGAGTTAAATGATTTACTAAATCGGACTAAATCGGACTAATAAGGCTAAAAATTGTTAGCACAGTTTTTAAAATCTGATAAAATGATAGTGTCAAATGCTGAAAAGGTTTGATATTATCTCCTTATGTTTTGAGAGGCTACGGCCTCTTATGGTAGTGGTAAAGGTTACGGTAAACCTCTAAAAATGTTGCTCCTACGGTTTGCCTCTGGTTCAATTCCAGGCACTATCTTAATGACTACGAAAATAAAAAAACAAATGTAATATCTATCAGTTGCAGGGTAGTAGTCGCTTTGCAGTTAGAATGTAGCTCAACGGTGGAGCGATATGACTATAAAGGGTCTGAAACGTATGCAGGTTCAATTCCTGTCATTCTAATTGTATCTCTGTGAGTAGCTATCACAATAGGGGTACAGAGCGGTAATTAGATTTAGGCTGATTAACCTGTAGGAAAGAGATAAAGTAGCGCTATATAAAGGCTCTTGTGGGGGAGGCACCCACTTACCGCATACAGTCACTCATTGAGTGGCTTTTTTATATTTCAAAACAAATAAACAGCAGGAGGTTTAGGCTTGGGTAGAGCAAGAGACCCCAACCGAGACAAAGCATTTGAAATCTATTCAGAGAACAATGGCAACATTGAACTGATTGAGATTGCTGAGCGTTTGGGTGTTTCAGCTGGCACTGTCCGAGGTTGGAAAAGTAAAGACAAATGGGAACCTAAAATAAAAGGAACGTTCCAAAAGAAAAATAAGGAACGCTCCAAAAAACCAAGAGGCGCTCCCAAGGGTAGCAAAAACGCTCTAGGGCATGGAGCACCTAAAGGGAATAACAACGCTGTCAAACATGGTTTATTTGCTAAGTATCTCCCTCAAGAGGTATATGAGATAGCTCAAGAGATTTCAGATAAACAACCTATAGACATCCTGTGGGAAAATATCACGCTGACTTATGCAACTTTATTACATGCTCAACGTATTTTGCATGTGCAAGACATTAAGGACACTACTAGTCTTGTAACTAGCACAGCTAAAGGCGGTGTAGGATATGAACATCATACATCATGGGATAAGCAAAGCAGAGCCATCACAGCGATAGCAAGAGCTCAGGCTGAGCTTAGAGGCATGATTAAGACTTATGACGAGCTTACACGTTCTCCACTTGTTACAGAGGAACAACGTTTAAGAATTGATAACCTCAAGTCACAGTTAGGCTCTAATGATGAGGATGATACAGTCATAACTGGATTTACATTTGATAGGAGTGAGTACAATGGTAACACTAAACCTAGCCAAACTGATTAACCCAGTATTTGATGATGTCCTATATACGACTAAGAGCCATGTAGTGCTCAAGGGTGGCCGTGCCTCTACTAAGTCATCAGTTGTCTCTATTGACCTTGTCAATGACTTTATCAATGACCCTAATGGGAATGTAGTAGTCTTACGCAAAGTAGGCAAGTACTTGAGAATGTCAGTATATGAGCAGATTAGATGGGCTATCTATGAGATGGGCTTAGCTAACCAGTTTAAGTTTGGGAAATCTCCCTTACAGATAACTCATATTAAGACGGGTACAGCCTTTTATTTTTATGGGGTTGATGACCCTATGAAACTCAAGTCACAAAAGATAGCCAAAGGCTATGTAATGGCTGTATGGTTTGAGGAGCTTGCTGAGTTTGCTGGCCGTGAGGATATTGACATAGTTGAGGATACTTTCATCCGTCAAGAATTGCCAAACGGTAAAGAGGTCAAAGTCTATTTCACTTACAACCCTCCACGCAATCCCTATGACTGGATAAATGAGTGGGTTGCTGAAAAAGCTAGTGACCCTACTTACATGATACATCATAGCACCTACCTTGATGATAGACTAGGCTTTTTGTCTAGGCAAATGATTGAGAAGATAGAGCGCTATAAAGAGACTGACCCTGACTATTACAGGTGGATGTATTTAGGTGAGGTTATCGGTCTTGGTAATCATGTTTATAATATGAGTTATTTTAAACCACTAGAGAGCCTCCCTACTGATGATAAGCTAATAGGCATATCATTTGCTATGGACACTGGACACCAGCAGTCAGCAACAACCTGTGGAGCTTATGGGCTCACAGCTAAGGGTAAGGTTATCCTATTAGATACTTTTTACTATAGTCCAGCTGGCAAGACCATCAAGAAAGCCCCCAGTGAACTCTCTGTGATGATACATGATTTTATAGATGATATCATGAGGACTTACAGAGTGCCTAAATTAAAAATGACTATAGATAGTGCAGAGGGAGCTTTGAGAAACCAATATTTCAGAGATTATGGAGAACGCTGGCACCCAGTAGCTAAAAAGAAAAATCAGACTATGATTGATATGGTTATCAGTTTATTAGCTGAGGGGCGTTTTTATTACCTTAATACTGAAAATAACAGGGTATTCATTGAGGAGCATAAGATGTACCGATATGATGACAAGACCATCAATACAGATGACCCCAAAGTCATCAAGGAAGATGACCACACAGTGGATGGTTTCAAGTATTTTGTCCTAGACAACGCTAGAGAGTTAAATCTAAAAGCCTAAAGGAGCTAGTAATGGGAATAGTCCAAACAATTAAAGATATTTTTAAAAGGAGTAAATATGTGATGACTACTCAAAACCTAACATACATCACTGACCATCCGAAAATAGCAGTGTCATCAGCAGAATATGACCGTATTAGGGAAAATATTAAGTATTTTTCAGGCCATTACCCTCAAGTAGAGTATAGAGACAGTAATGGGGCTAAAAATAAAAGAGATTTCAACCATTTACCTATTGGCCGTACTGCTGCTAAGAAAATTGCAAGCCTTGTATTTAATGAACAGGCTGAAATTAAAGTAGATAATGAGCAAGCTAATAAGTTTATCCAACAACAGCTACAAGATGACCGATTTACCAAGAACTTCGAGCGATACCTTGAGAGCTGTTTAGCTCTTGGTGGCCTTGCTATGAGGCCTTATGTGGATGGTGAGCGTGTAAGAGTGTCATTTATTCAAGCACCTGTTTTTTTGCCATTGCAGTCAAACACTCAGGATGTGTCTAGTGCAGCAATCGTGACAAAGACTATCAAATCTGATGGTAACAAGCAGATATATTACACGCTGATTGAATTTCATGAGTGGTCAAATGATAAGTACACAGTAACTAATGAATTATACAAGTCTGATAATAAGCATGCAGTAGGCTCAAGAGTGCCACTATCAGAGATTTATGAGGATTTAGAGGAAGTGGTGGAGCTAAATGGCTTGAGCCGTCCACTATTCACTTACCTAAAACCTCCAGGCATGAACAATAAAGACATCAACAGTCCTTTAGGACTTTCTATCTTTGACAATGCTAAAACTACAATAGACTTTCTTAATACCACCTATGATGAATTTATGTGGGAGGTCAAGATGGGTCAGCGTAGAGTGGCCGTGCCTACTCAGATGATTAAAGCAGAATACAATCAAGATGGCGAGAATGTCGTGGTCAAGCGTGAATTTGAGGCTGGCCACAATGTCTATGAGCAATTTGACTCTGGTGACATTGATAAGGGCATAGGTATCACAGACCTTACTACACCAATCAGGTCAGATGACTACATCAAGGCTATTAACGAGGGCTTGGCGCTTTTTGAAATGCAGATAGGCGTATCAGCTGGCATGTTTAGCTTTGACGGTAAGTCAATGAAAACAGCTACAGAGATAGTTTCTGAGAACTCTGACACATATCAAATGAGAAATAGTATCGTGAGCTTAGTAGAGCAGTCTTTGAGAGAGCTCATAATCTCAATGCTAGAGCTCGCCAAGGCTTATAAACTATACTCAGGTGAAATCCCTGAGATGGATAAAATCAGCATTAACCTTGATGATGGAGTTTTTACAGACAGAAATGCTGAGCTTGATTATTGGATAAAAGTAGTCAATGCTGGTTTTGGTACTAATACAATGGCTATCGAAAAAGTGCTCAACGTGACACCTGAAAAAGCCAAAAAGATTAAGGCTGAGATTGATGGCAATGTCATTGATGATGTAAATGATGAGCGTAGCCCTGAGGATGTCTCAACTTATGGAGAGTGATTAGATGGCTGATGTCAAAAAGAAACCAATCAAGCTAAATGATGAGCAACTCATGCTTGACGCTAGTAGAGTTGCTGACATTTACCATCAGCTAACTCTTGACCTTTTTGACCAAGTAATAGACCGTATCAAAGAGCGTGGCTCTGCTAGTCTTAATGATAACCCTTATATCTGGCAACTTGAGAAAATGAATGAGATGGGCTTGCTTAATGATGATAATGTCAGCCTTATCTCAGAACGCTCAGGAATTGCTGAGGAACAGCTCAGGTATGTCATACAAAATGAGGGCTATAAGGTCTACAAGGACACAAAAGAGCAACTACTGGAGTCTATGGGTGGGGATTTTACTGATAACTCACTCATCCAGACCAATCTAGCTGCTTATGTCAATCAGACCATGGGAGACATAGATAACCTCATCAATACCACCCTGCCACTGAGTGTCAGAAAGGTCTATCAGTCTATTGTTGAGGAGAGTGTAGCAAAAGTTGTAACTGGCTTAACTACATCAGATAAAGCTATCTCTGATACAGTCATGAAGTGGGCTGAAAAGGGTTTTTACGGATTTACCGATAGCCAAGGCAAGAGGTGGAAAGCTGATACTTATGCTAGACAGGTCATCAAGTCAACAGCTTGGAGGGTCTATCGTGAGGTCAGAATGGCTCCAGCTGAGGAGTTGGGTATAGATACCTTTTACTACCACAAAAAGGCCACAGCAAGAGAGATGTGTGCTCCTTTACAACATCAGATAGTAACTACTGGAGTTGCTAGAGAAGTAAATGGAGAGCGTGTATTAGCTTTAGCTGATTATGGCTACGGTCATCCTGCTGGCTGTCAGGGCATAAATTGTACTCATGAGATGACACCATACATCCCAGGGGTCAACTACAAGCCTGATTTGCCTGACCATTTGAAAGACCTAACACCTGAGGAGGCTATAGCAAATGCAAATGTACAGGCTAAGCAGAGAGCCCTAGAGAGGTCTATCAGGAAGTCTAAGGAGTTTTTGCATGTAGCAGAAAAACTAGGAGACAGTGAGCTAATATCTAAGTATAAGAGTAAGGTTAGGATGAAACAAGGAGCTATGAGAGGTTTTTTGAGTCAACACCCTTACCTACACAGAGATTATGCTAGAGAGAAATATTATGATGACCCATTTTCTCAAGCAAAGAAAGAGGTCAGGCTTAGAGAAGAACAAAAGAAAGCTAGAGAGCTTGCTACTAAGCGTGCAGAACTTGATAAAGCTGTGAAAAGTGGTAAAATAGTAAGTGTATCAGGGGTTACAGTAGGGCATACGCCTCCACGAAAGACTGGAGAGCCAAATAGTGTAGTCCAACACAACGCAACAAATGGAGATGTACTTGGTAGAACCTATTATGATGATAGGGGCTACAAAGCAAAAGATATACATTTCACTAATCATAAGCAACCAGATAAACATCCTTACGGGAAAAAAGGTGAGCATGTTCATGACTATGTGTTTGATGATGACGGCAAGTTTGTCAGCAGAACGACTAGAGAACTAACAAACAATGAAAGAGAGGAGAACCTAGATATATTATGGCGATACTAGAAGATTTACAAGCATTATATGATAACGGATGGGACGCCTCTTTTGTCTACAAAGGGCAAGATTGTGCTATCTTACCTAATTCTACAACAGATATACAGGTCTCTATAGGAGCTAAAACGTATGCGGTTACCTCTCTTGATGACTTAGTAAATTTAGATATTGACGGTCAAAAACTGTCAGATGTCATGTCTAAAACAGATGTACAATACTATTAGCGCTTAGAACAATCTAGGCGCTTTTTTCATGCAATAAACTACTATAAACCTATGGGAGCCCATCAGGTTTTTTATTTTGCCCTGGAGCATGGCGTAAAACTGTCTTAATTTGTCCATGTGACGTAAAAAGGAGGATTAAGACATGAGTCTTAAACGTGAAATGTTAGTTGAGGCAGGTATTGAGGATAAGTCAGTGATTGACAATATCATGCAAGCGTACGGTGCAGGTATTGAGAATGCAAAATCACAGGCTAAATCTGAGCTACAAGCTGAAAATGAGACATTAAAGCAACAACTTGAGCAACAGACTCAAGCTATCCAAGACTTACAAGCCAAAGAGGGTGCTAGTGAGGAAAGCAAGCAACAGCTTGAGCAACTCAAGGCACAATTTGAGCAGTATAAGCTAGATAGTGAGGCAAACCTTGCTCAGGTAACCAAAACCAATGCTATTGCCCTTGCTTTGAAAGATGTAGGAGCATACAACTCTGATGACTTGATGAAATTCATTGACCTAGAAAAAATCGAACTAGGAGAAGATGGCAAGCCTCAACTTGAGGACACAATCAACTCACTCAGAGAGTCAAGCCCTTACCTATTCCAAACGGTGCAAGAGCAGCCTAACCCTAATATCTCTGTCCCAGGCAATCCATCAGCAAGTAATGCAGATGATGGCCTAAGTGCAGAGGACAAAGCCCTTTTTGCTGGCTTTGATAGCGTATAATACCAAAAGAAAAGAGGAAAAATATAAATGGCAGTAAACTACGCAGAAAAATTTAGTCAGAAAGTAGATGAGCGTTTTGCAAGAGAGGCTCTTACTACTAACACTATCAACCAGGATTTTGATTTCATTGACGCTGAGACAGTAAAGGTCTACACAGTAGCTACATCAGGAATGAATGACTATCAGACTACTGGTCAAAATCGTTACGGTACAGCTGATGAGCTTGGTAATACAGTCCAAACTATGACGCTCTCTAAAGACCGTTCATTTACATTCACGATTGACAAGAAATCAGAGCAAGGCTCAAATGGTGTCATGGAGGCAGGTAAATCTCTAGCCCGCCAAATTTCAGAGGTAGTCATCCCTGAGGTTGATAAGTACCGTCTATCAGCAATGGTTTCAGGCGCTGACACTACTCATGTTGGTACAGGTGCAGTAAGCAAGACTAATGCTTATGAGCTTGTACTTGAGGGACAATCTAAGTTGTCAGATGCTCTAGTCCCTGTGGCTGGCCGTATTTTGCATGTATCCCCTAAATTCTACAAGTTGATTAAACTTGATGATACTTTCATCAAAAACTCAGACCTTGGACAAGAAATCACTATCAAGGGTCAAGTAGGTATGATTGATGGTATGCCAGTAGTATTGACACCATCTACATATATGCCTACAGGTGTTGAGTTTATTATCGCTCATCCAGCTGCTACTACATCACCTGTTAAATTAGAAGATTACAAAATCCATGACAACCCACCAGGTATCAACGGTAAATTAGTTGAGGGTCGTATCCGTTATGACGCTTTCGTGTTGGACGCTAAGAAAAAGGCTATCTATGTCCACAAGACAGCCTAAGGAGGTAATCAATGGCTAATGATAACACAGTAGAGGAAGTAGTAGAGGTTAAAACTGATGTCATTTTGACTAAGGATGGGGTATCATTTACCCTGTCTGACCCTATCATGGTATCAGCCTTTGAAAACAATGGCTATAAAGTGGAGGGATAAACCAAATGGCTCAATTTAAAGCAACAAGTAATGTTGTTTTTAATGTCAATGGCAAAGAGCAAAGTTATAACAAGGATGTAGTCTATGACATGGATGTCAAAGTAGCTGAGAGCTTAAATGCTCAAGGCAAACAGTCACATCCTGAGTTAAGCCCATTCTTTGAACCAGTTGATGAAAAAGAAGAAACCAAAGAGGCAGGTAAGTAATACCACCTCTTTTTTATTGGAGGTGATTACTATAGCTTATTTGACACAAGATGAGTTTAATGAGTTAGGATTTGATGAAGTAGATGACTTTGAGAAATTATTGACAAGGGCAGAGGTAGCTATCAATCTCTTTCTTAATAATCTTTATGATTTTGTTGATTTTGAAACTGAAATCAAGTTTAGAAAGAAAGCTGTCAAACTTGCTACGGCTTACCAAGTGGCTTATTTAGACGCTAGTGGTTTTGCTACAGCTGATGACAGACAGTCAGCCTCAACAGTGATATTAGGTAGGACTCATATAAGCTATCAGGGAGGGTCAAAACAAGCCTTTGAAAGCTCTAGGTATAATCTATCACTTGACGCCTTGAACGTGCTAAAAGCAGCAGGTTTTGGGTATAGGGGGGTAGGATATGATAGAGATTGATAAGCGCTTATTGATTGATACTGTAACAATTAAAAAAGACACAGGTGAAAAAGACGGATGGGGAAAAGTAATATTAGAGAGCCCAGTGACCCTTAAACATGTCAGATTTGATAGACAGTATCAAGTGCAAGGCACCAAAAACAGCCGTAAAGAGTCCAAACCTAGTACCTTATTTGTGTACCCTAAACATTGTCCTATTACCTTAGATGATACCTTTAAAAATGCCATCATCAATGATGGTGAGCGTGAATATAGAGTTACTGCTATATTGCCTATTAGCTATCCACATAAACAAAAAGTATTTTGCTATGAAGTGGAGTGTATTTAATGGGAACTAGCGTATCTGTCAAAGTTGACCTCAAAGGTATTGAAAATAAGGTATCTCCAACAGCTTTAGCAAAAGGAAAACTGGCCATGGCTAACCAAATGCTAACAGACATGAGCCCTTTTGTTCCTCGTAAGAGTGGTGACCTCAGTGGAAGTGGCCAAGCTACTAAAGATGGGGTGAGATACCCTGGGCCTTATGCCAGAGCTCAATTTTATGGCTCTAGCTACAACAAGGCTAGGGTTTTTTATTTCAAGAAATACACTACACCAGGAACTGGAAAGCGCTGGGATTTAAAAGCTACAGCGCTACACCTTAAAGACTGGGAGAGAGTAGGAATAAAAGCAATGGGAGTAAAAGCATGAATAACAATGATTTTTCCGAAGTCCTCAGAGACTTTATCAACACACTAAACCTCTCTCTTACTTGTAGGCTTGACTATTTAGCAGAGGGAGAGGATTTAGTCCTATATCCTTTGCCAGGTGGCAAGATTTTAAAAGAGTACATGGACGGCAAACAAGACATCAGCCTTATTTTTGAGGTGGCTATCAAGACACTTGACCACCAAAGAACAAGCTCTATTTTGTGGGCTATCAATCATGCTCTTGCTAATTTTGATTTAGAACTACCTAGCAAAAATAACTCATATCAATTCAGAGGCCTTGAAGTCTCACAGCCATTCCTTAATGACCGTGATGACCAGGGCTTTTATATTTACATGTTAGATGTAACGGCAGAAATTGAAGTAAATGGAGGAAATTAAATGCCAAAATTAAAAAACGCCAAGCGTAAACACTATGTGGCACCTTGGTCAGCAGAAAACGCAGCAACAGAGCCAACAGGTGACGCTTGGAAATGGCTTGCAGATGGAGTGACAACCGCTGAGGTTGAAAATGACGAAGAGACAGATGATACAGCTTACTACAATGGTGATGGAACACCTGAAACAGTAGTAAAATCTGTAAAATACGGGTTCTCATTTGAGGGGGACTACATCAAAGAGGATGAGGCTCAAGCTATCATTGCTGGCATGCGCTTTAAAATCGGTGATGGGCGCAAATTGTGGTTTAAAGTTGTTGACGCTGATGGCAAAAAACAATATGTTGGCGTAGCTACAGTCTCTGGCATTAAAATTGGAGGCGGTGAGGCGGCTGAGTTTGAGGGCTTTGAGTGTACTATCAGCTGGAACTCAGCACCTAAGGAGTCCGCTGTAGTCGGATAATGTGTTTTAGGGGGAGTGGCAATGCTCCCCTTTTTATTTTTGATTAAAAAATTAGTAGGAGAAAAATAATGGTAGTAATTAAAAAGCGTGACAATGTCATCCCTGTAGAATTTGGAGAGTTTACTCTTGAATTTATCGGAAATGACCATAATATCCACAAAATGGAAAAACTTGGCAAAATCCTCAAAGAGGAGGGCGAAAAAGTAGCCAATGCAGAAGATGACAAGGCATTTGAGGCTTTACAAGACATGGTTAAGAACTCATGGACAGAGTTATTTGACGCTGAGGCTTATCAAAAAGTCTACGATTTTTCAAATGGGTCTACTGTAGACTCAATGGCTTACTTACTTGAGACCATCAATGGTGTCATCTCAGAATGGGAAAAGCGTAACAACACAGACGCTCTCAAGAAATATTTAGGAGACTAACATGCTAGATTTATCAAGGAAATTGACAGATGAGTTAGTCCTTGGTGATGATGTGTACCCTATGAATATCTCTTTTAACAAGGTCTTGAAAGTTATTGAGCTTATCAATGATGATGACATTGATGAGATTTACAAGCCCTATCTTGCTTTACAGATTTTTACTGATGTTGATTTCACTCAGGCTCTTACACCTGAGGAGGCCACTGGCATATTCAAGATGGTATTTGAGGAGCATATCAGGCTGATACCAGCTAGAGACACGGCACCAGTGCTAGACCTAGCAGGCAATCCGATTAAAAGCAAGATACGCTCTAGGAGTCAATCAGAGACCAGTGCCAGACTTTTTAGCTTGAAATATGACGCTGAGTATATTTACTCATCATTTATGCAAGCATACGGCATTGACCTCATAGACGCTCAGAATAGCCTACATTGGAAGAAATTTAATGCCCTATTAAACGGGCTACCAAGTGACACTAAATTTTCTGAGGTTATCAAGATAAGAGCTTATAAACCTCAAAAGGGAGATAGTAAGAAGTATAGAGATAGTATGAAAGAACTCAAAAAAGAGTACGCTCTACCTAAAGATTTTGACTACTAATTTAGAAAGGAGGGAATAAATGGCAGATGGTTCAGTAACTATCAAGGTTGACATGGATGGCTCAGGTGCTCAAGCTGGAGTCAGCAAGCTCAAGTCTCTTTTTGGAGGCCTTGAGAGTACAGGACAAAAAGTAGGCTCTGTATTTAAGTCTGTATTGGGAGCTAATTTGATTGGCTCAGCCTTATCAGCTGGAGTCAGTGCAGTTTCTGGTGGCATCCGTGAGATGGCCTCTGAGCTCAACAGCTCACAAAAAGCCTGGAAAACATTTGAGGGGAACCTCCAAGCCTTTGGGCGCTCATCTGAGGAAATCAAGGCAGCTAAGACCGAAATGCAGGACTTTGCAACCAAGACCATCTACTCAGCCTCTGATATGGCTAATACTTACTCACAGCTTGACGCTGTAGGTACTAAAAATGTAGGTAGCTTAGTTAAGGCCTTTGGTGGTCTTGCAGCCTCAGCTGAAAACCCAGCGCAAGCCATGAAATCTCTGTCAACTCAAGCGACACAGATGGCAAGTAAGCCTAAAGTAGCTTGGATGGACTTTAAAATCATGATGGAGCAAGCACCTGCTGGGATGGCTGCAGTAGCAAAAGAGATGGGAATGTCTACGGCTGACCTTGTAAAAGCTGTGCAAGATGGGAAAGTTAAGACTGAGGATTTCTTTGACGCCATGAACAAAGCAGGGAACTCAGACGCTTTTCAAAAAATGGCCACAGAGTTTAAAACGGTAGACCAAGCCATAGACGGGGCAAAAGAGAGCCTCTCTAATAAACTCATGCCAGCTTTTGATAAACTCAATTCATTTGGTATCAAGGCAGTCAATGCAATTTCAGACTCTTTTGACAAAATCAATTTTGATAGTTTAGCAGATAAATTAGGTAGCTTACTAGATAGCATTGATGTAGAGGGTTTTATCTCAGGCTTATCTAATGGATTTGCTCAAGCAGGTCAAATGGTTTCTAATTTCTTTGCTATTTTTAATAAAGCTGGCGTATTTGATTACATCTCAGACTCAATCAGAGATATTGTAGTTACAGTACAATCTCTTTTTGAGGAGTTAACCAGTGATAGCAATGGATTTAGTAATGTTGTAGAGGGTATCGCTAATGTGGTGATTTTGGTTAATGTAGCTATCCAAGAATTAGCCGCTGGCGTTCAATTTGCTCTTGAGGCATTTGCTAACACTGGAGCTATTAAAAATGCTTACAGTGCTTTCAAGGATTTCACAGCCGCAGCTTTAGACCTTGCTGAAAAATTATCAGATGTCATCCCTTGGGATATTATAGGAGCTGCTGTAGGTCATGTAGTAAATGCTATTTCATTAGTCATTAGTTGGATTTCAAAATTATCTCAGTCAATTAGTGGAGATATTTGGAGAGGCTTAGTCATAGGTATTGGTGGAGCGCTTGTCGCTTTCAAAGCGTTTAACTTTTTGCAATCGTTCAACCCTTTTGGAATATTTAAAACCAATGCCACAGAGGCAGTTGACGGGGCTACAAACAGTGTCAGACAATCTAAGAGTACAATCACTCAATTATTTAATGGTTTATCAAATATCATTAAATCACTAGGTACATCTATTAAGACAGCAGCTGTAGGAATTGGACAAGGCTTAAAAACAGCTCTATCAGGGCTAGCCCCTGTCATCCGTGCTTTTGGTGCTGCATTAAAAACAGCAGGTGTAGCAAATATACTAGCATTTGGTGGAGCTATAGCTATTGCAGCTGTAGGTATCGGAGCAGGTGTAGCTATTATTGCTGCAGGGTTGACGCTTTTAGCCACTCAAAGTCAGGGTATAGTTGCAATCTTGCAAGCTGTAGGTGATGTGGTGGTCAGTGTAGGTACAGCCATAGGTACTATCCTAAACATGGCGATACAAGGTTTAGCACAAGCCCTTGTAATTGTGGCGCCTGTGCTCCCTACTATAGCCTCATCATTTGCAATGATGTCCCCAGTGATTTTAGCTGTGGGAGCAGCAGTTAGCTCCATCATCAGCTCATTTAGTGGGTTAGCGCCAGTGATTACAGCACTAGGCTCAGCAATTAGCCAAGTAATAACATCTATCAGCTCAGGCATTGCTCAGGTAGCTAAAGCTATAACCCCTATTGTTGAAATTATTTCAAATACTTTTGTCAAAGTGGTTAGTATTGTCACTGAGGCAGTTGTCCAAATCGTCCAAGCTATCGCTCCATTTGTGCCAGCGATTACTGAGATGGTAATCGCAACAGCTCCTATTATCCAGTCACTTATTGAGTCATTCAACAACCTTGTTAACAAAATCAGTCCTATTATTGATAGTTTGACCAAATTGATTAAGACATTTGGTGAACAAGTTAAGTCTATTCTGGATAGTGCCAAGGGCGTAGTAGAGTCATTTGGCTCAGCTATCAGGAATGTACTTGATGGTGTCGCTGGTATCTTTGAGAGCATGGGTAACGCTGCTAAAAATGCTGGTGTAGGCGTGAAGTTGATGGCTCAAGGGATAAAAATATTAGTAGACCTTAACCTCGGAGACCTAGTAGCCACTCTGACATCAACAGCCGCAGGATTGGCAGCAATCGCTAACTCAGGTATTGCTACAGCTGGGACTGGATTACAACAAGCAGGAACGGGCCTCATGATGATTGCTACATCTGCTCAACTTGCAAGCGTAGCTATGCAGACTCTACCAACAGCATTGAGTGCACTAAGCACAAGTATTAACCAATTACCAAACGCTTTAACAACAGCAGGTACAGCTATGAGCACATTTGCTACATCAGCAGTGGCCTCATTTAGTAGCTTGTCTGGTGCTGTTTCAGGCATTACTGTCTTACAGAGTGCCCTTATTGGTTTATCAAGTGCCTTAGTGGCTACTATGTCAGCTACATCAGCAATGACATCAGGATTTTCTGCAACAGCTGGAGTTATTAGCTCACTAGGTGGGGTGCTTGGCACCATTCCTGGCCAATTCTCAGCGATTTCATCCTCAGCTATGACAGCTAACACATCTATCATGCAATTAGCGTCATCAGCTCCTACAATAGCCTCTAGTTTTGCTAACATCTCTAGCTCTGCTGTGTCAGCTATGTCTCAACTTAATTCAGTGATTAGGTCAGCAATGACACAAGCTGTCTCACAAATGAGCTCAAGTATGCAACAGATGACAAATGTGGTAAGACAATCAGCAAGTCAAATGACTCAAGCAGGTCAACAGGCAGGGCGTGGAGTTTCAACAGGTATAACAAACGGCATACGCTCAGGCATTGGCTCAGCTACATCAGCAATGTCATCAATGGTCAACTCAATACGCTCAGCAGGGATGAGAGGTGTATCTACTATGCGATATGTAGGCTCTATGATTAGCCAAGGGTTAGCAAGTGGGATGTATTCAGCCTTAGGGGCTGTGACAGCTGCAGCTAATGCCATTGTCGCTCAAGCTGAGAGAGCTGCAAGAGCTAGAGCTAGAATACACTCACCATCAAGGCTATTTAGAGATAATGTAGGGCGCTATATCGCTCAAGGTATCGCTGTAGGTATTGAAGAAAACACCTCAGATGTTACTGACAGTTTGGCTTATGTTCAAAAAGAGATATCAGCCTTTAAATTTGGCGCTGAGGACTTGCTTGGACTTGGCAATAACACATTAAGTCAGTCATTAAAAATGAGTCTTGGACTTGCACAAGCTCAGTCTGAAAAATCTGACTCAGGAAATAATGCAGAAATTAACAACCAGTACACTTTTAATTACAATGGCAACAAGGTAGATGAGACTGAGAAACGTGACATACAGCACCTCATGAAAGAGATGGCATGGTACACAAATAGAGAACAAGAACGGTTAGGAGGTATTTAATGAGCACATTTATTAAATTTGATGGCAAGAAATCTAGTGATTTTGGGTTGAAAATTGTAAATGATATTGAGTTTAGCTCTACCTCCTATGATGTTGAGACTATTGAGGTGCCAGGGCGTGATGGGGTGCTTTTGAAAGATAATCAAAGGCTTAAACCTGTCAAGCGTGAGTTTCCTATGAAAATCAGTACAGCTGAAAGATTATCTACATCAGAGGTAGCTATAAGTGACTGGCTCAATGTCAAGGGATGGAAAGAATTGGAGCTCTCATGGGAACCTGATTATATCTATCTTGCTACTTTTATTGAGTCATTTAACGTTAAGGAATTGCTTAGGAATTTTGGTGAGGTGAAATTAAACTTTTTAATTCACCCTATCAAATTCTTAAAAACTGGACGCAATGAAATCACTTTGACAAATGGGATGACTCTTAAAAATCTTGGTAACGTACAATCTAAGCCACTAATTAAGATTAGAGGTAATGGTAATGGTATTTTGACCATCAATGGCTACCAGTTATCACTTGAGAGCGTCCAAAATGAGCTCACAATAGATATGCAGAAACATCTAGTGTATAGTGGCAATCTGTCAGCCTGGGATAAAATCACAAGGAATGGTAAGCACAGAATGCCTCTTTTTGATGTTGGAGATAATAGGATTTCATGGACTGGTAATTTCACCATGACAGCTGTTCCTAATTGGGGGGTTAAACTATGAACCCAGTGTTATATAAAGCTGATGAACGCTCATTTAGAACTTTTGGGCTGGGTGAGATTTCAGACGCTTATAAGGTCACTGTTACCAGAGAGAGGAATGGTAATTATGACTTATATATCAAATATCCAGTGAATGGCCGTTTTGCCTCTATTTTTAAAGAGGAAATGAAAATCAAGTCAGACGCTGGTAAGAGAACTAAATGGCAGACATTTGAGATTAACCGTATAGTCAAGAATAGTAGTGAACATATTGAAATTTATGCCCGTCATATCTCTATGAGAACCTCAGACATTGCCTTGAAACCTGTGGTAAAAGCCTCAAAGGTTACAGCTGAGGCAGCTCTTAGGCTTTGGAAAGACAATCTAGTAGGAGATGATGTATTTGATGTTAGCTCAGACATCCAAACTATAGGTAATATCTCATGGGAAGTAGATAAGGTTGGAAGTGCTAGGAAAGCATTAGGTGGGGTCTCAGGCTCCATCCTTGATGTTTTTGGTGGTGAGTATGAGTTTGACAATAACCTCATCATCTTGCATAAACAGATGGGGCGTAAGGCTCCAACAGTGCTAGAGTATGGGCGCAATTTGCTCAGTGTAGAGGAGGAGAGGCTCCTAGATGGTAACTATACCTCTATCTATCCATTTGCACGTTACACGCCAAATGTTGAGGGCTCAGAGGACTCACATGAGGTCTTAGTCACATTGCCTGAGCACATCATAGATAGCCCTTATTTGAAATTATACGCTCAGAGAAGAATATCTCTGGTAGATTTCTCAGGCAAATTTGATGACAAGCACCCTCCAACAGCTGAAAAATTGAGGTCACTAGGCCAGTCTTACATCAATAGCAATAACATTGGAGCTCCTAAAATCTCTACAGAGGTCTCTTATGTAGATTTGTCACAGACTTTGGACTATCAAGATTTTGGGGTCATGGAGGAAGTTGAGCTCTGTGACATCATCCCTCTCTACTATCCACAATTTGACATCACTACGACTACTGAGAAAGTAGTCAAGGTGGTCTATGATGTCTACACTGACTCTAATGAGGAGATAACGCTAGGTACTATCGGTCAGTCTCTGTCATCTAGCATGACTGCAGGAATTGCTGACCGTCTATCAGTGGTTGAGGAAAAGCAAGCCTCTATTGAGAGCACTCTACCTCAATATCTCATCAGTGGCACTGGAAATAAAATTTGGAATGAAACACCAGCCAAAAATATTGAGCACAAAATAGGTGATACATGGTTTGAGAAAAATGGCCAGTATCAACGGATGTATATCTGGAATGGTAGCATGTGGGAGAAACGGCTTGACACTGAGGATGTTGCCCGTGTTCAGAAAGATGTAGACCAACAACTTGAGTCTGTCAATAATAGGATAGAATGGCTACAAGGCAAAAATGACCAGAAAGTTTCTGATTTATTCAAAAAGTCAAATGCTACTCAAGAATTAGCTGAGGCCTCTAAACAACTTGCTCAAGAGGCTATAAACACCTCTAACTCAACAGGCCAAGAATTATCACAATACAAGCAAAACAATGAGCAGAATTTATCTATTTTGAAAACTCAGACCGCTCAAATTGATGGTAAGGCAGGGCAAGCTTTAAATAAGGCCAATCAAACAGCCACAGAAACCTCTAATTTAATTGCTAATTTGAGGACTGACCTAAATGGCAAGGTTTCTCTTTCAGAATTTCAAAATTTAAGAGAAACGGCTAAACTCCATGAGCGTATCTTAGGCACATCCGAAACAGGAGCACCTGACAAGCTATCACGGCTTATCATGAGTAGCGAGATTTTCCAGACCGAAGTTGGAAAGTACGTCACAGATGATAACAACTTGATTGTAAACTCCATGACAATGAATAAGCATACACTTATCGGGAATAGCAACCCAAAAGCTAATATTTCCGTCAATAATGGTATCTTTACAATTAAAGCACAGGGTCTTACTGGGTATAACTGGTCAGGGTTTAGTCTTCCTATTTACGTCAAGAAAATATATAAAGATGAAACCTACACGCTCGGATTTAAGTATCGTATTAGAGAATATCCAGACAGTTCTTTTGCTTTTAACGTAAAAAACCATGGTTTAAATAAAATCCTTTTATCATCTGATATTGGTAAAAATAGACCACCTCTCAATGAG